GGATAGGGGGATACCCCCACCCTCTTTTTCTTTTTACGTTGAACTTTCATTAACTAATTATTAACAATAGAGTCCCATAACATACATTATGTTAAGTAGAATCGTTTAACGTCCTGTTTAGAAAGTCCCCCACCCTACCCCAAACGTATGATATCAGTATGTTTAAGGTAGTTTAAAATATTATATTTGATTTCCTTATAAGGGTAGGGGTATGTATTTATATATATATATTAATACATTATTCAAAGCTAATATTATCTATCACTACGTTAGCATTCACATCTACCTGAGATCGTGTCAACTTAGGTTTATAGTATTCTATAATCGCATTGAAAGCTACTATTTTATCACGTGGGCTAAGTTCCTGCATAGCTTCTCTATAGTCATCAACTCCCTTCGTCGTTAACCACTGCCCAAATTCCTCCCACTTAGATATACCTACCTTTTCAAGTACCTTAGTCTTGTGGTGCTTAGTTCCCTTTACCTTTAGTCCTTTGTGACCTGCTTTAAAGGACGTTGATACAGGCTCTCGCTTTCTTACTTTAGTCTCTGCCATTTTTTGTCATATTTGATATTACGCAAAGGTAATCACATACAGGCATAAAAAAAGACTCTATTAAAGAGTCTTAAGTAGTTTGAAGGTATATGTATCGGTTAACCTACGAGAGCTATCAGATAAGCCCCACAATAAAGGATAAAGGCATACATTAGAACTTGAACGGCTATAATGCCAAATATAAGTACTTTACGCATTGGTATGTTTGTTTTTGTTTGTGATTAATAAATTTAAAAAATGTTCCCTCACTTCTAGATTGGTAACAGGAGCGGTAAAAATATGATGATCTAAGCATACACGACCTTCGTAAACTTTAGCCATTTGAATGAAGCCGTCCTGTGTGTGTTTAATTGGTGAAATCGTGACGTGATAACTTCCGAATAGTTTCAATCGTTTCATATTATATAGATTTAGAGTTAACAACGAAGCCGCTTACATCTTTCTTAGCCTGTCCCTTAGCCTTCAAGCCTATAACAACATTCACACGATCGAAGTATCTTAGATCGGTTTCATCACCGTTTATAACTTTGTACCCATTCCATTCGATAGGCAAAGTATCACTAAATACTACGGCAATATTTCCGCCCATATGTAACACGTCAATCGCTTTCGTTTCATTGATTTCTGAGCGACTGAAAGTTAACTTATAAGACGTGTTTAAGTACTTTTTGATATGATTTGGATTTTTTGTATAATCATAAAAAATAACATTCGGTAACTGTAGTAGTTCAATACCTGTATACTTTTTAGATAGTTCTATATGATCAATGTCGGAAGTTCCGTTCAAACGTATTGCTATAGTTCTATCTTGTTTTACAGCGATTGAAGATATATGAAGTATTTCGTCCACTAGGCGAATGTAGAAATTAGAACGCTCGTAAGCCCATAGTTTAGTCTTGTTTAATCTCGCATTTTGTACGTTTGAGAATGCTCCACGTCCTGCAGTATATAAGCAGGAACGTTTACAGCCCTCAGAGGCGAAAGGACAAAGGTTGAAACCTTCGAGTTGAGTTGATGGGGCTAAGTACAATATATACGTCTCTATATTGTTCTTAATAGTCTTAGGGTTAGTGTTGCCTTTGCTTAGTAGTTTTGTGGTTTGTTTCATTTGTGTATATTTTATTTGTTTAAAGAATTGTGATTTGATAGCCTAATGATTTGATGATGTTTATATCGGTATGGCTGAAAGTTTTTTTATTTAATAAGTTAGCGAATTTCTGAGACGTTTCGCACACAGGGTACATAAGATCGTTACCGTATACTGATTTCGTTTTTAATGTAATTTGTAGCATCTTGTTTGTCATTGTGTTTATTTTAGTTTTTAAATCCTTGGTTTTCGTTTATTGCTTGTTTAAATCCTTTTAATACCTTGCACTCTTTTGCTTGTTTAGGTATGTAAACTATTTCGTTAAAAAAGTCAATATCAACGTGAGCTAAATAGAGTTTGCCTGTTTTTCTGTATAGCACTTTAGCGTTAAAATTTCTTTCAGAACTGTGTCCTAAATAGTTAACTAAGTCGATTGTTATTTTTTTATTTTTCATTATATTAGTTTTTTATCGCTGCGGAATTGCTTTGATAGTGCAATGATACATACAGATGTAATACAATGTACACTATTCGTATATCATTAACATCACAATAACAAAGTGATATATTTAACATTTAGTCAAACAATACCAACATATATATATAGTACTATGTAGCTATGTACATTTGTATTCAGTTATGGCGAAATATAAAACAGAGAGCAAACGTGTAAATATGGAAATCCCGATTTCACACATTGAACAGGTGAAAAAAGTAGTTCACGATTATTTAAGTATGCAAGGTTTAGCAGTTAAGCCGTCACGCCATAGACATATTAAGCGTGTTAACTGTTACCTGAGTAATGGATCAATTTTACTTTGCCCTCATTGTGAGAATGAGATCGAATTATGACTTTTGTTAATGAATTGTTAATGTTAATGACTCGTTAATGACTCGTTAATGAATGGTTAACGTAATGTTAACGATAGTTGCTCAAAATCACATATTCTGCTACCTAATTGCTCTTTCTGAAAAATTGCTCTTTGTGAAATGCTCTTTTAAGGCTCTAAATATCTTTCTAAGGTTATCTATTGCTCTTTGGTAGAAGTTGTCTTAAATCGCCTTTAAATGCTCTTTACGATGCTATTTAGAGTTGCTATCTGATATTACATCTCAAGTCTTTCTTTTTTAGTGGTTAGTTAGTGTTTAGAATGAGAAATGCCCCAACTATTATTGGGGCATTCTTGTATATATCATCGAACTGCTTATTTGACTATTTTAACTTTGTGTAGAACTGAAGATTATAGATTTTGAGAATTTTCACTTTTTTTACTTTTTTGGTATAGAATATTATTTCTGTAGATTTTCACTTTTTCTACTTTTTCTACTTTTTCTACTATTTCTATGTTTAGATATAGGATTCACTATTTCTACTTCACTTGTACTATTGACTTTAACTGTTCCATTATCTCATCAGCTTTATCTCCCCAAAACATTTCACATTTACCATCCTTAATTGGCGATTCGGTGAAGTAATATTGATACATTGGGAAGTCAGGTTTATATGTGTACCTCTTACATTGTTCCTTTATTGGGCAGTTATTGCCCTTGCATAGTGTCTTATCCATTATCCGTATGTTTTGTTGTAGTATTGTTCTGCCGTCATATTACCATCACTTGTAACACCTGATGCCCAAGAGTTCATTATCTGATTCTTCTCCATTTGTTTAGCTTGTTCTAAAATATTGTTTGAAAATGCAAATCCAAATTCAATTCTTAATTTTTCTGTTAACCATTCTACTGCTGTCATAATTTTGTTTTTCGTATAAATAAGAATTTAAGCGTTGTTTTATTATTAAACCTACCTGTAAGCATATTAGACAAATGACTTCTTGATACCATATTATCTTTAGCTGCTTCTGTTACACTTTCATAAATTTTATTACTATTGATATCAATTACTTTTTTACAAGGTCTTGTAACCTTTTGTAATCCGTTTGCAAATGAATGCAATCCATTTTCAGATTGAGTAACCCATTCAAGATTTTCTATTCTATTATCGTGCTTTACTCCATTTTTATGATTTACTTGTTTTTTATTTTTTGGATTATCAATAAATTCTTGAGCAAGTAATCTATGTTGAAGCACGTTTTTTGGTTTTCCAGCAACCCAAATTTGTGTTTTCATATAACCATTATTGTCTTTTGTCCATTTTTTAAATTTATTTGTATTATGATTATACAATCTACCATCAATATATAATGTAATATTTGGTACTATATATTTCGCCGTTTGCTTTTCTTTAGCTTGAGTATTTGAATTTATTAGTACATCTTGTGAACTTGTAGTTTCCAATTTACCAAGAATCTGATTAAATTTTACTAAATGTTCGACTGTTGTTTGATTAGGATCTAACGCACCCTTCAAACTCATATAGTTTTTAGCTCTTTGTTTAGCTTCATCGTTACTCATAATGTGTTATATATTTTACTTGTTTACGTTTACGTTGTGTCCTTTGCTACTCATATACTCCTTAATCTTACGCTTTGCATATTCATCAAAATCTTGCATCTTACTTGCTGGTATCGTATAACTCTTGCTCTTAGTTGATGGCTCGTTATACATTGGCTTTCGACCTGCGTTACGTTCGTTGTGTATTGGTTTACTCATAGTATGTATGTTCTTATGTGCAAATATATGCAACTTAATTAATTATTGATACTTATTTAATAGGTTATCATAGAACTTAAAAAACTCTTCCATCGAATGAACAATTACATACACACCACCTGATGCGGTGATACTTTCTTGATACTTCTTCTGCGCTTCTGATTGCTTGTCTTTCATCTTAATCTCAATCTTAACCGATATACCAACCTTATGCCCACCAATCACCACTCCGATGGTTGAATGGATATCAGCCGTGCCTCGTGTTCCTTGACTTGGTGTAAAGGTAACACCTTGTGTACGATTGCCTATTTGTTGACCTGTTAAGCCATCTATGACCTTGTTAACCCTTGCTTGACCTTGATTGCTTACCCTCTCGGCTTGATGTCCTTCGTACTTGAGGTAATCGCATACACAAGCGGTTAGTCCGTTAGCTGTTGTGTCAGTTCTGCCGTAATGGTCAAAACTATCTTGTTGAGGTGTGATGCTTGGATACTTGGCTCGTGAGTATCGTTGCTTGGCTTGGATGATGCGTTGTTTTTCTTGTCTTGTCATTGGTGTTCAAGTGTTAGTCCTAACTGGACTATTAGTTTTATAATGTTTTCGTTTCGTTGCGACATTGCGTTAAGTATTGTTGGTATCGTATACTCACCTGTTCCCCTTCGAGGCGGTTCATCTTGTCGGTCTTGAGTAAGATTAAATCCTTGCGTTGTGATGAGGTCAAATGTTCTCGTACTTGTAAGGATAATCGGTTTGCTTGTTGACATAGTTTAAGGATGTTTGAGTTCATTTGTGGATAAGTTTATAAAGTTATCAACTGCGACATAGGTGCGACATTTTTTAGACCAATGTCGCAGTAAATGTCGCAGTAGTTTTTCAATGATACCAATGGTTTCAGAGCCTTACTGCGACATATGTCGCACTTTGCGTTTTCAAAATATTTTTTTAGAAATTTCATTTTCATAATCTTTTTAGTAGGTGCGACATTCAAAATGTCGCAGTTGGTGTTAAATCGTTGATATCATTGAGTTTGCAAGGAATATTAGGTGCGACATACTGCGACATTGGTGCGACATTATTTGCTCAATTCAGCAATATATCTCTGAATTTGCTTCCTTGATACATTCAACAACTCGGCAACTTCACTTCTATTCAACTCAGGGTTAAGTGTGTATAACTCTTTGAATTTATCCTTTGTATTCATACTTTTATTAGCTATCATAGACGTCTTCATTTCCTTCACTTCCATCGTGTTTACCTTAATCTTTTTAGCCATTGCTACAAAGTACTTTGATAACCGTTCAGCCTTTAACATAGATTCCTTAGATATAAGCAAGGATGCCTCAGTTGGCTTCTCGGTCATATAACAATCAAGACAATGGATTAACAATGCGAAACGTGGTATGTAAGACTTCTGCTTCGGCAACATTGACTTCATATATTCGTTCTCCTCATCAGAGTTCTGAACGGATGTAATCTCATTGAAGATACGCTTCCATTCGATACGAGCATCATTTGATAAACGTGCGATATAAGGGTCTATTTCCATATCAAGGTTATAGTTTACCACCCTACGCTTATAATGGTCATAAAACGCTTGTATTGCATTCGTATACCACTCCACCGCATCATACGGCATCTCGTTATCGTTATAGTGTTCTACTTCTAACTCAGGGAAGGTAAGTAGCATCCTATCAACGAATCCATTATCCTTGTTCTCATCGGTATAGAAGGTATTAAGTATCGAAGGTTGTATACCACCAAGTACAGGAATCAATGGTCGTTCAACGAATGAACCAACCCTTGACATACGATTAAACGATACAGGCGAACCTGACCAAGTACTCAACCAAAACTCCAAATCAGAACCCTCACGATACTTATTCATATCCTTAAACCACCCATTTAACTCATCCTTGAACACACCGACTGCATTCTTCGATTGCTCGTGTAAGTCAACAAGTGCCTCAAGAGTGATGTCATTAGCTATGAACTGCGTCTTAACTGGCTTGGGAACATCCTCTACTTGCTTCTTCTCTGCTTCACTTGACTTAGAGTATACGGCATACTTCTCAGCGTGTTTGAGATAAGATTTAATCTCCTTTGAGTTAATCTTCATCAATGGATGGATGATGTTTTTAATACTCGGTGTCTTACCAAGTCCTGCCTTACCTACCACCGCTATCCATACGTTGGCAGTCTCAACCCATCCACGTTTAACTTCGATGTGTATAGAGTTACCAACTACAATAGATGTCACCCATAACATAGAACAACCCATATAATCAATGCTACTATCAAGGGTGTTGTTGCACTCAATCATATAGTTCTGAATAGGTGCAGGGAAGATGTCAATAGGGAACTTTAAGTCATCAGTATTGATACTTGTCTTAATGCGATTCTCAGGTAATGGTTTCACAATCCGAGAACCAAATCCCTTAGAGTATAACTCCTTACCTGCAACACTCATATTACCATTGTAATACTTGTATGCGTATGCAATAAACGGAGTAATTAGTTTCTCATTCGGATAGATAGTCCCAGTTGAAAATAGGAACATACAACCACTATCCTTGTACACATATCCTGATTGCGAAGATTCTGCTCCGTGTCTAAGTATAATATCGTGCTTAGATAACTTACGCACTATCTTGAAGTCCTCACCAATGATATCATAGATAGAAGTCTTCTCGTTATAGTCTTGCCACGGAGTAATGTTACTTGCATCGTACTCCTTAGCTACCTTCTTATCAGGTTGTAGTTGTTCGGATTGGTCAACGTAGTTGTAAGTACGGCAGATTGACCATAATATGCGTCTATCTCTCTCGCTAATAGTTTGGATTGATAGATAGTCTAACTTAGAGATTTGATTGTCATAAACAACTACATAGCCACCAATACCACGAGATTCGATGATGCACTCTTTATGTCCTTTGAGTTTGGCTATCTTAGAGTTACCTTGAATAGTATCGCACTTGTAAAGAATGTGGTATCCTTGATTCTTAGTCTTGTAGATGACAAACTTGCGATGAAAGTCATCAATGTTATCTTTAAGGTAGGAATGTAGTTCGTGCCAAAATTCCTCTTGCTCAGGTAATGTTGGGAATACTTTTAAGTCAACATCTATAACTTCAAGGTTGTTGTATCCTGTAAGGATGCCTATTATCTCGGTCTTCGCTGATGTTGTTTCGCCATTATATGCTTTAGCCATCTCAGGTTTCGTGATAGGAGTTGTTTGATACTCCTTCCAAGTGTGCATATTAGGTTTCTTATTCGCAGATGCAGTTATAAGGCTAAACCCTGTGTCAAGTAATCGGTAACATCTATCTAATGTAATCATATTGTGTACGTTTTTTATATACGTTAGTGAAAAAAATCAGGGAAGTAACGTATAACTTTTACGGATTTGCCGTCCAACCTGATTGTGCAAATGTAAGAGATTAATATTAGAAAGGAAGAGAATCTCCTAATGGATCACTCGGATGCACCACTTCCGCTTGAACTGTCTCAATGTGTTGACCACTACCTTTCGCCTCAATCCTCCAAGCCTCAAGCGAATTGAAATACGATGTCTTACCATCCTTAGTCCATTCCTTACCACGAATATTGAAGTGGATGATAACCTGTTGCCCAGTTTGGAACTTGTCCAACAAAGGACATTTGTCTTGCGTCAATTGGAATTGAAGATACTGCGGATACTCACCATCCGTTTGCAGGATGAACTCACGCTTTGTGAACTTGTCCGATACTTGTACGGCATCTCGTTTGATAAGCAGTCTGCCATCTGCTGTGTACTTTTCTGTACTCATTGTGTATGTGTTGCTGAATCACAGCTTGTTTAATCTTTGTTATAACATAAATCCGTAACACTTTCTTTCATACTTAATGCCACTTCATAAGCAGCTTCATAAGATTCGTATTCTTGAATATATATCTCATCCGAAAAGGCTACATCGAAAGAAAAATGGGTGTTTTTAATAATGTCTATAATGGTGTCATAATATTCAGTTACAAATATTAAATCTTTCTTGTTTACAATGTCATAAAAAGACATTAAATAAACTCTTGGAGTAGATTCATTTGTTACGGCTAAATCCATTAGCCAATTACACATATCCATTACGGATGCAAATTTGTAAGTTGGAATGTCCTCTTTTGTGTAATCATCGCTTAATGAAGCGTAGTGCAATTTGTATTTTTTCATTTTATTTTTAGTGCTGAATCACAGCTTGTTTATATATTATGTTATGCTATGCGCTATAACGTAGCGTGTAGCGATGAGTTATCCGCACTTCACCACCTCAAACCTACTTATAATACACGCATCGCCACTATACCTCCTACGAGGCTCATACAACGATGTTTTCAAGTTAGGTGCATTATGTCTTAGCAAGGTAACAAATCTCTCGTAAAGAGCATCTTGTGTGTCTTTCATATTATTCACAACTTTAATCGAATTGATGATAGTTGTATGGTCACGATACGAAAGGAATCTGCCTATCTCGGAAAGGTTGTAACCATTCTCGTAGGCGATGAAACAAAACAAATGTCTTGCCGTTGCGATGTCCAAAGTTCCACGACCACTATCTTGAATTTTCTTGATGGGGATGTTTAATCCTGTTGCGATGTCTATTAGTATTCTATCCATTTTGCGTATTTTTTAAACCTAATCCGTAATCGGCTAAAGTTGGATGCGCCCATTGGAAGTCTATCATATTAGGTGCAAGTGGTGTGTTATCAATCAACAATGCTTTATCCTTCTTTGCTTTAATTTTTGCACCAAATCCTGACTTTACTTTGATACCACGATATTGTATGTAATGCCTTATTTGATGTTCGGTTATCTTGTAATAATCTGCCCATTCAAGTGCGGTTTTCTCCATTGCGTGTTCCATTATATATTCAAAAACTATTGGTGTTTTTCGATAACCCGAATCCTTACCTTTTAATCCATTGCGGTAAAAGAACTGGTGCATTGTTCGATAGGTTACATTCGCAAGTTTCGCCCACTCTTTGTAGGTGTACTTGTTTGGTGTTGCTTTGATTTGTTTTACTATTTCTATGTCCATTGTGTTTTGTTTTATGATTATTATTAATCCAAATATATCACCAACTTATCTTCATTGCTTTCTTCCTCATCAATTTCAAAGACTCCCAATGGTATATTCTGCGATATAGCAATATGAAACAACCGATGGTCACGAGATGACTTTGGAACGCATACTCTATATGTCTTCCCTTGATAATCAATCGTTGGTCTTGTGATGGTCAGCACACCACCACGATACGATGTAATCACTTCAGTAGTATGCAAAAAGAACGGATGTTGAGATGCTACACGATAGCTATGTTGATTAGTGCTATACACTATCTTGATGCAGTTAGGAGGTGTCATAGCGATAACGTATTATAGTATTCTCTTGCCTTGATAATCTTGCCTTGTAACTTCTCCATCAAGATAGCATCATAGTCAAAGTTAAATACCTTGATACGCTTCTCAATAGGTAGTTCAAGTATGATGTCATTGTTACGTTGGATTTGCTGACATTGTGCGATGTAATCTTCGTTCTCATAGTTGCGTCCAAACTTCCACGCAAGACGTTCACACTCGGCTATTATCATCTCCTTCGTGTTAGGCACAAGAGCATAAATCAACCGATATTTATGAACTCCTGTTAGCTTCATATAACATTGCGCTTGAACTTCATACATTGTAGTAGGTTCGGCTTCAAAAAACGTGCGTAGTGACCAAGAAGTTTTGATGTCTTCTACCGCATCTGTTAAGATAATATCAGGTGTACCAATGATGAACTCATCTTGTAACTTCTCACGATTCTTGGTTCTAAACGCACCGCCAAGCACATCTTGAACTAACTGCATCGAATCTTGTTCCATCGCAAGACCTTTGTCCATATATTCGTTGTTGACAAACTCACGATATCCGTATTCACCTTGTAACCACATTGATTCGACCAATGTCTTAGCGGTTGCCGACAAGTTTCCTGCGTCTTTATCCGCTTTTAATTTAGGTTCAGTTAGTAATGCACCTGCACCACTACATCTGAAAAGTATTTGCTTATCCATTGAGTAACGCCTCCTTCGTGTAATATTGTGATGTTAATCCAAGTGTTTGCGCCACATCCTTAACTGATGCCAAGTCGCTAAGATTCAAGCATTGTTCAATAAATTTGGATACCCTTTCTTTCTCTTTGGCATCGTTAATCTTATCGTAAGATAACAACTCCGTATCGCCTGTGAAAGCTATGACATCTTTTCGGTTAAGGTTCGCACCAAACAAGTCTCCGAAGTGGTCACACGCATCCTTGATAGCGATGGTCTTAGCGATTGGTAGTGCCATCATTACCGCACCTTTACCTACGTTTGACATATCCATTTGAAGTGAACCGCTACCTGCTTTTGTTTGTAACTCCTGCGCCCCTACACCATCGTGAAATTCCATTGTGTTAGTAGCAGGATTCAAGTAGTGTACCCTAACTGTTACCTCAACCGCATTCATCAGCATCCCAGTCTTCAAGACTTCAATGGAATACTTTTTAAAGCATCTTCGGAGTAAGTATTCAACCTTATCAATCGGCAGGTAATTATACCCTTTGATGAATGGATGTTGTTTAACCCAAGCACTCGGTGGCGGTGTAGCTAATACCACGTTGAGTTGCTCAAGTGGTATTGCTACGTCAAGTTGTTTGAATAGCGAAGTGATAGTCGGCTTTGTAGCCTTGACTAAGTTGGTATTATTACTCATTGTTACCTCCTTCTGCTAATGTGTCGGCATAGATTTCACTCCAAATAATGTCACGGAATATCATATCCTCAAGTCTAAATTGTTCGATAAGATGCGTGATGTCTAATACAACAGTAATATTAAGCATTGTTCCTGTTTGCTGAAGTTCGGCAGATAATAATTCAACATCTCCGTTCTTGTCGTAATCAACGCTGATTGTTAAGAATTGCGGATTTTCTGCGGTGTCAATTTTGATAGTTTTTGTTAGTTTCATTGTGTATATAATTTTTGTAAAAGTAATTAATTTTTTAATACGAAATCATCGTTAACTAAATATTAGCAAACATCAGTCGGTTGCGATTCGTGATATTCAAGGTCACCCTTAATGCCTTGCTCGTGATCCAATCGCACCCAGTCTTGAGATAGTGCCACCTTAGATGCCGTCCATTGGCGATGTCCGTTCTTCAACTTCCAATAAGCTACCAAGTCATCGTGTGTCTTCTCATCGGTAATGAGGCGGTTGATGATGAAGTCAATAACGGAATCCATTTGCTCGGTTGTGATGCAGGAATCTATCCACGCAGATACGATGTTGTAATGTGTTGATGGTATCATTTGTTTAGTGGTTTAAAGGTGTAAACTAAGGCTCGTTGAATGCTATCGGTATAGGTCATACTATCTGCCATATTCTTGTGGAACTCCTCCAAGTACATCTGCATCTCGTGATGTTGTACTCCGTTATCTTCTGCGGTTAGTTCAGCAATAGCTTCGATTCGTGATATGTCTTTGTTCTTAGCCATATCAATGACAAGCGGATGGTTGATGTGTAGATTAGTCATTGCATACCTCCTCTTCAACTATGCCGTCATTAAAGTAACCGAGATAGGCAATACCATCTGATCTCATCTTGTTGTAAGCAAACATAAGGTCATATCCATCTCCATAATCTTTGCATATTAGTTCAACATTATCCCACCCAATAGAAGTTAAACGTGCAGGATGATTAGAGGTTGTGCCTATTGATTTTGCAAACTGAATAGGCTTCTTTTTTTGTATCGGTGTTTCATCTCCGATGATAGTTACTTTAGTCATTTTTGATTAAATGTTTAGTTAATAATTCTTTTTCGGTCTTTCGGATAACTTTCTTATCCTTTTCGTTTGCCACTCGGACGAATACGCCCATAAGTGGTGTCTTGTACTTCGGCTTTGCGCCTGTCTTTTTTGCCATTGTATGTTGTGCGTGTAAGATGCGTCCCCTTTTGAGATGTTATTTATATTAATTTAGTTAAAAAATCTCTTCTTTTTTTTAATTCATTTACCCAAATTAAATAATCAGCATCAGTAATATTATTCATTTTTATTACTTTATCAATTTGTGTAATTTTTAAATTTAAAGCTCTCCACTCTTCTCTTAATTTGTAATTTGTATTCATTGTGTAGTAGTTTAGAAAGCAAATATAATATTATATTCTCTATAATACCTAATCTTTTTTTCAAATTTCGATGAAACTCAATGATACCAACGGAAGAAATTTTTTAAGAATGTATAAATAATCTGAAATTATTGGATTATCAGTCGCAAATATCACTACTATTCAAGTAAAGATACACCCCAAAAGCAAGTCACCCCGTAGAAACGAGGTGGCTCTTAAAAATACACATATGAAAACAATCTTTTACCTACTTATCAACTCACGCATCAACTTGCGTAATCGTTCGGCTTCGGCTTCTATCAATAATAACTTCTTCATCACCTTTGCTCTTTTCTCTTCGTTAGTCATCGGCACTTGGGTCAAATAGTTCACTATACATCTCATCTACACACATATCAATAATCTTAAAACAACGAGTTAAGATGCGGTTCTTCATTGCTCTACCATCTGCCGTCATTGGGTCAAGTTCTTGTACTGCCGATATTGCCCAGTAACTATTGGTAATGTATTCACTATTCGTAGTGAACTCCACGATACCATCAGCAAATAATTCTTCTTCTTTTTCTATTTCTTCTTTTGCCATATTACAATACTTTGCCGTTATAGATTCTAAAGTTACGCAATGTATATTCCTTTTCATCGTGCAAATCAATGATTGCAAATCCGTGATTCCATTTGTTGATGGGCAACCATTTCGGAGTTAATCCGCATAAACATCCAATTGACCAAGTTGTAATAATCTTACGGAAGATATCAGGCTCAGTATGTTCGCTTGTTGTGTGGCAATCACCTTTAACGCACGAATGTTTAGCTTGTAAAAACAATCCTCTCGCAGCGTTCACAGGATTGAATACACCCCTTCCAAATTCGTGTCCGTGAATGAAAGGCAATCCATTCATAACTACCAATCTCTTATCACGAATAATCTCTACATCAGGAATCCTTCGCTTAATAATTGCCTCAAGACTGAACTCTTCAACTCCTACTAACTCGTGCGCTTTTTGATACAAGAATGAATCGTATCTTTCCTCGTGGTTGCCAAACTTGAAGTATATCTTGCACTTAAACGTCTGACGGATAACTTCAATAAACTCATTCAACATCTCCAATTCCTCGCTAAATCTTTTCTTGCGAGGGTCTTTCATAAAGTAGCTTAACTGATGAAAATCAAGCAAATCACCATTGATGAAAACAAAGTCAGGTTTCTCTTTTACGGCATAATCAAAACAAGCGGTAATGGCTTCATTGTTCTGATAGGGAAGATGCACATCATTAATAATTAATCCTTTCTTATGTCCTGTTAAGTGATACACCTCAAACGATTCCTCATCAGATGCAGGTAACTTATATGGATTCATTGGTCTTGCGCCTTCTACTTTATGAGTAACTTTAATATTGGTACTATTCTTACCTTCAATTGCACGAAGTACACTTCTTGCATCTTCAACATCTCTAAAGGTTAGATTGTTGGCATTGTACATAATACGAGCAAGTTTGGTGGTTGGCATCTCCATTCCGTATTCGTCTCGGAACTTCCTTGCAATGTTTGCTTTTGTCATTTGTGTATTTTAAAGTGAAAAGGGTGACGTATATACGCCACCCTTATAAGTCATTACTACTTGTTTCCGTAAGCCTTGTATGCTGGGTTTATCCAATTAATCAACACAGGTAAGTTTGCCACTATTCCTGCTGTCAATAATTTCTTAACCATAACCATATCAAAACTGAATAAATCGTGACCATTGGATAACTCAACAAGCCACAAAGATAGGATGATTGTTGCGAATCCTTTTACGAATGTTCCAAACGGAGTTGTTAATGCTTTTTTCATTTTTTTGTTATTTTAATAAATGGCAATATTACCAAAAGTCCTTTCACAAGTCCTCTCCAAAGTTTACCTCCGAAGGTTCTTGATGGTGTTGATGCAAGTTGATTAGCGACTATCGAAGCCTCATTGACTATAATGTCTTTCCCTTCTTGCGTAATGTTTACTTTAATGTCTGACATATCGTTATGTTGTTGATGACTATGAAAAATACATATCTGCTTCTGCCTTGCGCCTTCGTGTTAAGCCTTTTTCAAATGAACTACCCTTATTTACCCACTTCATAAACTCCGTACGGATCGTTGCATCTGATGGATTAGCGTTTACTTTCTTGAGTAGCGTTGACTTGTCAAGATTACCTAACCCAAGATTATAACTGAACGATACCAACGCATCAAACATACCTTGCGTCACCGATGCGCCAACTCGCTTGTTCACTCCATACTCAAAGCTAATTAATATCGTATCAAATAACTCATCAGCACGTTGCTGAGTAAGTACATCACCCTTCTTAACTCGGATGCCGTTCTCGTATTGCGTATTACCCCAACCGATTGTCCAAATAGCCTTACTATCTTGATACGCTTGTAGACGGCAAGATTCAAAGGTTTGGATTAGTTTGATTCCGACTTGTGATACTTTCATTACTTACGGATTGATTTAACTCTTCTACCTAAATGTTCTTGATACAAATCACCTTCCTTAAAGTCTTTGATTTGCTCAATGATACACTCCATCACTTTAGCTGACCTATCCATCATCAAAGATTGTCTATCAATGCTACGAGTATTGGTTTCAATGATGCCATACATCTTCACTCTATCTTCTTCCATAATACGCTTCACTTCAGCACGAAGTACATCGAGTTCATTCATTGTACGTTCGGTAAACTTATCGTATCTCTTCCATAGTATGTAACCACAAAATGCCAACACACCTACAAGTGTGCTTTGTTTTAACATCTCTTCTATCAGTTTAGTTTCCATTGCTTTATATCAACTTTTGCTTTTATTTTATTATTCAAGGTTAGGTGTTGAATCAATCCAAAGACCATCTCCGCTTTACTTTCCACATCATCTCCAAGTATGGCATCGGCTTCGATATGAGCAATGTACAACTGCTTCAAATCTTCGTAAGTGCCAGTCCAAGTGATGGTGATTAGGTTCATCGGTTATCGTGCGCTTTGTTGAATTTTGTTATACTCCTCAACATATATGTTTTTAACTTCAGTCGGTGTCAAAGGTCTATTGTAAAGTTCAACAAATTTAATGTAACTATCATTTGATACTGTTGCTATACCCTTTCCTATTCTAAGAGTAGTATTAGCAGGATTTTGTAATGATATAGGTATAGTTCCTGTCATTGAGCCATTTATATTAATTGCATTGACATACAACTTAATTCTATCTGACGCAGTTGCTTGTGTGCCATCATATACTCCTACAAAATGTCTCCAAATTGATGCACTTGAAAATCCAGTAGTTACCATAGATGTTGTTGTGACACCTGTAATTATTGCCATTTGAAAATTACCACCAGATGTATTTTGAATATTCCAAACACCTAATGATGCTGAAATATCTAAAGCAGCTATTAAAGCTGCTGAAGTAATTGTATTTCTTTTTGCCCAAAATGATATTGTAAATTTATTTGTTAAATTTTTAAAAGATAATTGATTTGTAGATTCATAAAATGTATTTAAATTATTACAATATGCCGAAGCGTTGACAATATATGGATTTCCTTGACCTACCAACTTATCACCTCCTTTCATATCAAGTAATACATTACCTGTTTGCTGTGTCATAGGATAATAAGCTACAAGCGAAGAACGATTTAGCATAGATACACCAAACGAACTCAATACCAATACCATCAATACTACCGCAAATCCTCTTATCATAACGAATCTATTTTAGGTGAAAGTTGCCAAGTATTATTGATGTAAGATTCTCCAATAGTAGAATCATAAACTTCTAAATTAGCTACGAATGTTGCCATCTTTGATGTTAAATCATTGAATCTATTTACCAACGCAGTTCTAATTTGAGTCTTAGTAGTTGTAGGCGCAATCGATTCTTCTTGTACAATGTACGCATATTTACTTCCTGCAATCGAATCAACTCTTGTTATGTTATACTTGTTAGCGTATGACATTATAATACGATTACATTGAGCAGAACTCCCAAGTGGATTTGGGATGGCTATGCGATAACCTGCTCTTATAACACAATACCCTTGAGATTGGTATCTATCAATAGACAATACTCTAATTGTCTCAACTTGTCCGAATGATGTAAATGAAGCCAACATCAAGGCTATGAATAATAGTTTTTTCATTATCGTTGTACTTTGTTTATAGGTGAATAATTGACTACGTTACCACTTGCAGATACGGCTGCACCAGAAAAATTTACTATTATGATACTAAACCCATCAGGCATCACATTACCAAAAGCATTACTTAGTAAAAAGTTATCTTGACAAACTTGATTCTGAGTAGTATAACTCAACACACCAAGCAATCGTAAGTTATTAGGTGATGCAATTGTACTTGCCCCTTGTGCGCCTGTTGGTAATGTTGTTGTACCTTGTGATGCTGCATACCAGTTCGTTCCATCAAAATAAAATGGACATATATATACATACACCGCTTTGTCATTTGCAGGTGCTGTATTAGCCATTGTTAGTTTAACATTAATCTTGTAATCTACCGCTTTACGAACATTGTTACGAACCGAATCTGATTGCCATCCAACCGTTGCACTTGAAGCAAGACTATTCAAACTCGTAACTGTCATACTTGTTGATGACCACGTTGAATCAAAAATAGCAGTTGCACCTGCGGTAGCGGTTATACTACCTGATATTGCCACCGTATCCGTTGTAGATTTAAGTCTTGTGAATGACACCGCTTGTGTGGTTGGAAAGTTACTTACCTTAAATGTGCCTCGCTGTGTAGCACTATCTACCTGAACTGCAAAAGTACCTGCATTAGTTACTGCGTGACTACCAACTGTAAGAGTGCCTCCTAACTTACTATTGATACCTGCTATGTTAGTACTATCAGTTGCATCAAGATTTGCAATAAGTGTATCCGTTGATGATTTTAAACGAGTAAATGATACTGGTTGTGTAGTTTGCCAAAATGTACCTGTAACTGGTGTAGATGGCATTGTAGCTATTGATACTGGTTGTGTTGCCTGATAAAATGTTCCACTTACCGCTTGTGTAGCAGGGAAGTTGCTAATCTTTATAGTACCTCTTTGTGTTGTACTATCTAATGTTGTAGTAACACTACCACTTACTGCTTGAGTAGTTGGAAAATTGCTCACTTTAATAGTTGTTCTGCTTAACGATGCACTATCGTTGGTGATGGTTGGATTGACTAATAACTTAACACCAAGTCTACTATCCGTAGTACTATCGTGTCCGATTACTTTTATTGTACTTCTTTGTGTAGCACTATCCAATGTAGCCTCAACCGTTAATGCGCCTGATGGGTTAACTTTAACGTCAACATATCCACCACCACCTCCTGTTGTCAAGCCGTGCATAACCGCATTCACAACTAATCCTGTATCTGCCGATACTACTTGTGTGCCTAATGTTTTCTTAGCCACACCTGATATGGTTGTGTTAACATTACCTGATAATGATACAGGTTGTGTAGCAGGGAAGTTGCTAACTTGAATTGTACCTCTATATTTAATTGAATCAGTAGCCGATGCTATAGTATTTACACTAAAAGCAGTATTATCTGATGCTATTGTTACTCGTTGTGAACCTGTACCTGTTACCCCATTGCCCATTAATGGAGTTATACCATTTATCTGAGATATATTACTACTTGCATTAGATGGAGGTGTTGTAGTTATAGTTCCACTTATAGGTTGTGTTGTTTGCCAAAATGTACCGCTTACTGCTTGTGTAACAGGAAAGTTATTAATCTTTATTGTACTACGTTGCGTTGTACTATCCAATGTTGTAGTAACACCTGTACCTAATTTGGCAAGGTTAACCGAATCTTGGTACATACGTCTGTAGATGCTATCTGACTTTAATTTCATAGCTGATAGGTAAACACGAGATGCACTATCTGATACTTTCAATGCAACGGAATCTACCATCACAGTTCCTGTAAGTCCGTTATTCTTCTTGCCAGTTATCTGACCTCCATTTTGTGCTATTGCACTTGTTGTTAGTAGCACTAATAGTGCCGTAATGATTCTCCTCATATTATTGTGTTCTTATTAATTTACTTCCTATTTTAGTATATACAGTTGTCCATTGACCAAGTATTTCAGTTATTACGTTTGAACCACCTGAATCATATACAGTACCTCCTGTAAACGATAGATGCCAATCATCGTAATTCTCCTCAATGATGAACATTACTTGCGTTGTTATGCTACCTATGTTAACCAATCTATTGGCAGATAATGTGTGAGCAGGTAAGTAATACCTTCTATCGTTAACTGCCGTAAAATTAGCATCAGTTATAGTTACATCAGTCCAAGTTGAACCACCACTACCTCCTGACATTGTAAATAAATATACCCAAGCCCCTGATTGTTGTTCGTACACATATCCGTTTGTTGTACGGATATAGTAATCGTGGTTATTGTATAATGTTGTTGGTGCAGCAGAACCATTGTATATTCTCGATCCATCAATGGCAAGATATTGTAACGTAGTCCAATCATCAGTTGCGTTACCAATCTTCATCTTGGCAGCAGGTGAGGCATCCGTTTCTATACCCAACTCGCCATCGGCAAGTGTTGGATTAGCAGAAGTCCAATTAGCACCTAAGTCTCTTCGTATTTGTATTATGTTAGCCATTATGCGTTACCTCCATCTACTTTTTGTGTTATTAAATATCTGCTATTCGCATCGCCTCCATCAATATCGTTATTACTTACATAGGTCATAAAATCTTCTTTGCTTATACTTATATCATCTCCGTTATTAGCTTTCATAAGTATGTTATACTCATCTTCAACGGTTGTTACTTGTAACCTATTGCTATAACGCTTTCTATTTCCTATTGGTAGTAGTGCCATTAGTCGGTAGTTAAAGTTGTTATAAGTGATTTAATGGTAGACTTAAACAAGTTAATGCCCTGTGTATTACTTGGAGGTGCAGATGGTGTTTGACCATTCAAAAGTATTGTACAAGAGGAATGAAGCCTTGTCCTTGCATCGTATAGGTTCATTATGATACTATCTATCATAGATGAAGATAACTTCTGATATCGTAAATCAAATTCTCTAAGACCTGTCATATACTTAAACATACTTCCAATAGTATTAATACCTAATGAATTTGGTAACTTAAAATTTGTACATCCAATAGGTAAATCACCATCAATTTCGCTTATTGTTACATTTGTTGTAAGGTCCTCATAAGTCTTTGCGTTACTTGTAAATATAAACATATCCCTTGTTTTGTTTATTGCAAACGAAGTGGCTATTGGTGTAGTACTTGGTGTTGTTGCCAATGCAGTTTTGTTAACTGATGCCGTACCATCTGAATACGCAACTGCATAAAAGTTGCTACTTGCAGGTGCTGAAACATCAAACTCAAAATCTCCAGTTCCAACGCATCTAAATCTTATTCCGTAAGCTAACGTATTAGCTGTTGTAAGCGTTGTTGTACCTATGCTTGTAGTTATAGAGTTAAGTACAAACACAAGTTTATTGTTGTAATCTTCTGCCCAATAACCATAAGTAAGCAAGTACGTTGCGTTCAAGTAGTCTAAGAAATTACGCTTACCTTTGAACATACGTCTTACGTTAACTGATGCGTTATTAATTGTCATAGTCTCAATCCAAAAATAATTCGTCTGAGGCATAGCACCGACTACATACGATTTCTTTTGAACTATATCTAATGTTGCCGTATTATATCTTTCTCGCAACTTGATAGTATACATATTCAAAGGCTTACCTGCTTCTTTCTTAGATTCTAATTTAGCACCTTCTGCTCTTGTGTAAGCAATACCATCAATCATAAGAGTATCGGTCAACAAGGCACGTTCTATGATGTCTGCGTACCATTGTGGAATACCTTTACTACCACCAAGTGTTAACTCAAACGTGCGATACGGAATCCCTGATACCATCTCTACATTCATAGGTTGGTCTTCGTATACATTGAACTTACTTTCGTTAGTTACATCAGTAATACATCCGTGAACTCGTATTTGTGGTATGTAAGCGGAAGTAGGGTATATAACCGATTGGTCATTGAATGAGTTGTAGTAATCTATTCTAACCGTCTTAATGTGAACTTGCTTAACGTAGAATGGCTCAAAGATAATATAAGTCCTATCGTTGGATGCAGGAAGATGATACACCGATAAGAAGTACTTACCTTCGTTGATATTCCACAATGGAAGTGTAATGGTGTACAAGGTGTTACTACCGACTACCATAGAACCTACTGAAATTGAAACACCTGTATCCGATCCATTGCTATCAAGCAACTTAATATGGTCATAAAAGCCTGATGTATTATCGCTACCTATCCATTGAACTCTGATTGTATCTGATTGCTGAAATGGTTGAACGTAAGGTTGTTTTTGCTCATATTCCTTTAAAGTTCGATAATACCAATCTGAATCTATGTTACGATAGTTATAAGAAGGATTGAAGGCTTGATATAGTATAGTTCCTGCGTCTGAGTTCAGTTTATCACTTTGCCATATTGCCCTAAGTGGATTGAGTAAAGGTATTTCAAATATGTTTGCCATCTATCGTATTAAGTTCGTTAAATTTGTGTTTGGTGCTGCTAACAATTTGAACTGTGTTGTACCTCTTATTACTGGTTTACTTTTCGCTGATATTATGAACCCTGCATATTGATTATCCAAGTATGTAAAGGTAACATAACTATAAGGATTATCTTCAATTAAATTGTACAAATTTATGACTTCCTTTGTTTCAAATTCAAAGATTATAGGCTTGAATAACAAATCCTCATCAGCGCATAAGTCACTAATCTGAACTGCACCGCCTTCATTGAAGTCTAATGCTCCATTTGTATAGGTAATCATCTTCAAGTTACCAACATTATTCATCCCACTTAATTGGAAATTAAGAGAGTCGGCATCGTTTAGTTTCAACAATGAACGGAAGTAAGCACCATTACGATACAATGAACGTAATGGGGAAAAAAGTATGTTGTATGCCGTTTCAGGTGAGAAGATATTTTGTATCTCCCAAGTACCTGCAACTATCGGTGTTCGGTATAAAAGGTAATAAGGTGTTGAAACTATTGCTCCTGTTGATTGGTTTACTAAACCAAAGTTACCGCTACTATCTTCATTTTTATGAATGGCAAATATATCATTGTCTGTCGAAGAATCAGCTATTGTTTTGTTTGTATAATTAATACGAGCAAACTCAATACCATACATATCACAACGAATAGGGCTAATATAATCTGATGTTTTATTTATTCTTACTAATGGACTAAGTCGTACAGTTTCAGTATTAAACTCATCTTTTCCATTTGTTATTTCAGTATCGCTATTTGTTTTTTTATCATAAGATTGTTTTTGATTACCAATCTTTAAGTTTACAAATGCCTCAGATGTAAATGGAGTTATTTTTAGATTATTTACAATCCCAACATTCCCATATCCTGTACCTTGTGAATTTATAAACACATTTGATTTTTCTTGTAAATGACAAGTATTTGTAGTTTTATCGTAATAAAATGCTACTCCAAACTTTGTGTTTAGAAATTTGAATAAATCAGAAAAAGATATTTTTAACTTGCTACCACCTAAATTTCTTAACCCATCACCTGATGTAATTACAATTTGATTTGGGAATTGAGATTCAATAGTGTGGTCTTGAAAAGTAGGAGTTTGGTCAGGTTGTCCTAAATTATTTTTTCCTATTTCATCAATAAGGTATCGCATTACATCAACTGCTTTTAAAGTTGGTATATAAGATGGATCATATCTATTTTTAAAATAACCAGTCAAATTTAACGATAATACTGATGCTTGATATGCACTAACACTAACATACGCAGTAGGGTTTACCCACATAGCAATTGATAATACAAGACCATACCCATTATTTAATGTAATTGTTTGTGAATTTGATGAATTATAAGTAAAAGAACTTCCTTGTGATTGTGGATTTGGAGAATAATAAACTTGATATTTTACACCAGTAAAAGTATGTGTAGATAAATTTACTTCTTCATAATTTACTCTAAAATAACTACTTGTAAGTGCGCTTAAACTAACAACTGAATAAATAGTAAAATCAATATTTAAAACTATATCTTGTGATGAACCAGAAGTATTTTGAATAAATTCAACATAGGTTGATGAATTATCTACATCAAAAGTATGAAAAGAAAGATTTGTTCCTTCAGTATCCATATATTTTAATTGTGGATAATTTCTATAACCAGCAGGAATACAATCTAAAACCAAACCTAACCAAATTAATTTAGATTCAAGATTTAATCCATCATTATAAACATACTTTACATCAGGATTACCATCTATTCCAAACTCATAAGGTGTATCTTCTCTTGCTTTTAATTTTGCAGGGAAACCACTTTCCATTATTGGTACAACAACGTAATCAAACTCATCAGTAGCTTTAGACAAATCCAAATCTCCAATAAAGAATGTTTCGTAATCGAATACCGCAGTATCACTATTAAATTTTTCTACAAGCAATTCGCATTTAGCTTCGATGCCATAAGTATATTGTAAGTAACGAAGTATTAATGCGCCATCCTTATGAAACTTTAAAGGTGTTGCGTATGATGTAAACATTCCGTAATAAGTAAAACCACGTTCCCAACCAACTTCATATTCTTGCCATCCTTCAGGCGCACGAGCAAGTTCAGTTTTACCACTTGTGGTATCTACTGTATTCCCTGTTACATAGTAATATTGGTATGTTGATGTAGATATATCATAGTACCTTAGATAATGTCTATATGGTTTAGGTTGAGCCATTATCTTATGTTTGCTTGTTTATATGATTCAAATGCACCCAATCCGTTATATGTTGCAGTTAGGTTCTTAGACTTCATTATCTCTTTGAGTTCTTTAATCTCATTAGTATTGCGTTCAAATTCATCTATCAATGCCATTTGTAATTTATCAGTAGTAACTACTCCTTGTCTTGCAAGTGCTACATATGCTGAGTTCTTTATCAATTCATTGTGAGGTATAACGTCTGCACCTTGTGGGATGTATGCAATACTTGGTGTTGATGGTGTAAGTGTTACCTTGCCATCAGTAGTTACGATTGCCTCTTGTCCTATCTCGCCCACGATAGCGTGTTCTGCCTTACCGCCTTTACGACCTTTAGCGTATTGCGGAAGTGGTGTTGCTGCTATTCTTGCTATTTGTGCTGCACCTGCTATTCCTACTGCAATGGCTTCTACATATGCTACCCACCCTTCTTGTTTAACTCTTGTCAATGCCCCAACAACAGCTAATGCCGTATTAGCTATTGCTTGGTTTATATCAATTGCTTTTTGTAATTTTGCTTGTTTTCTTAATGCAGTTATTCTATCTCTATCATTTTGCTTTTTTTGAGCTTCATTTTGAGCATCTAATTTAGCAATTGCTTTTGCTTTATTTGCTTCTGACATTCCTGATTGCTCAATAAACCTAAGTTCATTTTTATATGATTCAGCTAATGCTTTATCTTTTGCATCAAGCCTTTGCATTTCTTTTTCATTAATTGCATCTGATATTGTATTTGCAATATCAAATGTTGAATTTTGCATTGACTGAAGAGAATCCATAAGAGATTTTAAATCGTCTTCTCTTTTTTTCTTAGATTTTTCTTGTCTATCTTGCTGTTTTTTCCAAGCATCTTCACCTGCTTTATCTATATCGTCACAGGCTTTTTGTTCATCTTTTACTCTCTCATCATTATTTTTAATCTTAAGTTTTAATGCTTTATTATGTTGGTCAATATCATTTTTAATCTGCTTATTTATTTCAGCAGTTTGTTTTTCAACTATTGACTGAGTATCTTTAACTAATTGTTCTCCTAATTGTTTGCTTGAGTGTTCTTCATCTTTATTTAAATTTTTAACTGCTACCAATTTTTCAGTAGCGTATTTTTTATAAATTTCTAAGATGTCTTGCCTTAATTCATTTTCAGTTTTGTATTTTTCACTTGCCACAACTTTTGCAACGGCTATTTCATCATCCATTTGCTTTTTAAGTTCATCAATACGATTAACTTGTTTAGGAGCGGTTGTTCCCGTAGAGTCTTTAATAGGAGTAAAATTAAATTTATTTTTATTTGCTAATGCCGCCGCTTCTTCTTGTTTTTTTCTAAATAAAAGTGTAAATTCATCAATACTAACTCCAGTTTTAATTTTTAATCTATCTAAATATTCTGTTAAATCTTTTTCGGCTTCACTACCAAATAGTCTTTGAACTAAAGGAACTAAAGAAATTTGTTGAGCCGTTTTTCCAAATCCACTCATTTTATTGAAATCACGCATATATCCTTCAATGCGAGATGTCATTTTATCAATAAAACTAACTTCATTCCCAACTTGATTTAACTCAGAAGTTTTTTGTATAGCTTTATTAAGGGCTGCTTGTGCTTCTTCTTTTAAGGATACCATTTTTATATAATTTGGCAATCCATTAATTGATAAATCTTCTAATTGATTCCAAGTGCTTAAATGACCAGTAGTTTTACCTAATGTTTCATTATATTCTTTTAAAACTGAATCTTTACTAATCAAACCTTTATTTGCAAGGTCTATATTTTCTTTTAAAGTATAAACATTTTCAATAGCTGATTTATATCCTGAACCACTAAATGCTTCTTTAAATATTTCTTGCGATTTTGATATTTTACTATTAAATATATCTAATTTTTCAGCAACAAACATTATAGCCTCACCTGCCAAATTAAATATACCTGCAATACCAAGACCAGGCAAGATGTACGCTATTTGTCTAATACCACCCCATACCTTAGATAACGCTGAACCATAGTTACCTACGTTACGTTGCATATTACCAAGTCCTGCATCTAAATCTTTCAATGACTTATTTGCCATTGCAATATCGGCTTGTAACCCCTTACCAATTGCACCACTACGCATCTCAGCACTCAATGACTTGTACTTTGCAATAAGCAATGACATATTTGCTTGTAGTTCATTGTAACTACCTTTGGAGGCATTCGCTGATTGTGCATCTAACCTATTAGCAGCCGTTTGTTGCTTAGTTAGTTGTTGGAGTTGTATGTACTCCTTACCTGCATCTTCATTAGCCTTAATCAAAGCTTTAAGTGCCTTCTCTTGCTCATTAATAGCGGTTGTATTACTCTTGAGTCCACCACTACCACCACTACCTGCTTTATTCAAAGCATCATTCATTAAGTTAACCGCAGTAACTGATTCCTTGAAGGTAGTTAATAACGTACCCATCTTAGCGGTAGCATCATCAATCTGCTTAATCGCTTCCTGCCCAATTATTTCATCTATACTGCCGTTAGCGTTTGCCATCTTCTTCTAATTGGTTAAAATAGTCCGTTAAAAAGTCTTCATCTTCCTTCCTTTGCAAATATATGTCAAGCATCTTATTATACAACCAAGAGGTTGCAAATGTGCAAATAATACCACCTATAAAACAAACTGCGTACATCATATATTTTGCTTATTTAATTGTTCTGCGTATTGCTTGTATTTGACTACATAAGCACAATACATCCGTAAAGATATATCATCCGTTACGGACATCTTGAATGCCGTTGAAATCTCAACCAACATTGAGTAAAAGTAATCTCTTGTGTAACTTCCTTTAGTCTTTGGTAATGCGTTTTGCAAAACTTGTAAGTCCACCGATTCTAACTTCAAATGTGGTTCAATCTGCATTATCAACTTCTCTATGTTCTCATCAGAAAACTCCAATGCTTGTGTAGGATACTCAAATGACATAAGCAAGTCAAACATATCTTTGCTCCTTGTCATTAGTAACATCTCAATAGTCTTAGCGGTAACGATAACCCTTGAACGTAGAGTTACTATCTCCTTGTTCTGATCCATTGATTGTTCTAACTGCCTACCACCAATAGATTCGCAAAACTCAATGTAAATATCTTCAAAGTTATCAATATCTTCGGTCTTACCATCTACGATTGCATCAATGAATACTCGTAGTGGCATATCAATAGAGTTATAGAGGCGTGTAATATTCAACGGCTTTATAACCTCGCTTTTGCGCTGTTTCCAAATCCGTTGTATAATACTTTTTATCTTCCTCATCGAAATATACTACTATTGTTTTGTTTTCATTTCTTGCTCGTTGTTTGGCAAGAATACCATACGTTGGTAACTTTGCTTTCTCTCTTTCACACGGCAAACATATCTTAACTTTAGCCATTTAGTTGCCGTCTTATTCTTTTCATAAAGGCATTAAAGAATGCACTATTTCTATACTCATCCAAGTTATCCTTGTTCAATCCGAATGCGTTAGGATACCAACCAAGTAACTTTGCCGTCTTGCCATCCGTACTCTTGATGACGTAGTTCTTAGCCGTTATATCCATAAACATTCCTGCTTGAAAAGAACCAGTTAGGTACAAGTCAACATTACCATCTGCTCGTGGATTCATCTTAAACTTCATATCTGCATACCAAGGTAATGCGTATTCACCCATTGCTTGTCCATCATTGCCTTCACCACTTAACATCTGCTCCTTATTGTAATCCAAGAACTCTTTTTGAGTATCTCTCATAGAATCCATACCACATATATCAAGGTCTTTTTGCAACCCTTTAAATCGTTGGTATTTCTCTTGAATTGTCATAAGGTAATGGAGGGTACGAATTACCGCACCCTCCCTATTTGTTATTTGTTTTTACCTTTAGGCTTGTCCTCAGTTGAAGTTACAAGAAAATATACATTGTTAAGATATTCTTCGGTGAACCAATCGTATGTAGCGTGTGTTACAACAAACTCAGATACCGATGTGTACGACTTGACTACATCAGTATTCCAAGTGGTATTATCTATTGTTATTGTTATATTATCCATATTAAACTACTGTTGTTATTACTTGACCGTTACCGAATCCTGGCATAGAACCTGCGCTTAATTGAGCTGCCGTAGGAGTAGTTATAGTAATCTCCTGACCTGCGGTAATTGCTGCTGACATTACAAAATTTAATGTTTTTGTAGCAGCCGTTGCAGTTATTGAAGTAATAGTCAATGTTGCACCACTATTATTATTAACTACTGCCCAGTTAGCATTAAGACCTGCTAATGTAGCACCATAAGTGTCATACAAATCTACTGCACCACCATCGGTAGTAATTCTAATCTTACCTGTTGTACCTGTAAATGATGTATGGATATTTAACTCCAAGTTACGCAACCCTACGATGTTATTAACCTTTTGTGAAGTAGGTAATACATAGTAAGCCATTGATTGCATCAACTCGTTAGCATCAGAAAATATCAATCCAATCTTGTGTGTTGTAACACCATCGGCAGATAACTTAGGTAATGGGCAGATAATCAAGTCAAGGCTAAGACCTTGAAGGACATTGCCAAGAGCATTAGCATCAGGTGTAGTTCCGATTACCGCATTTGCAGTCTTATCGAATAACAATACATCATAGCTATCTTGTGCGCCTTCAAAAGTAGTAAGCATAATATCGTAGTTCATACCACCATTCTTATACTCCCACTCAAAGTGAAACTTACCTTTCTTACCAAGAATCATTGAGCCATATCCTGTTGAAGTAGTAGTCGTTTCCGTACTCTTATCTTCAATGTTTATGAACTTACCGATTGGGTAACCTCTTCCTGATTCAGGACTATATTGCGCTGAACCTGCTACTGATGAACCATTCAAGACTGAGAATAAAGTCTGAACGTGCGTTTGTGTGAACTTAGTCCCTTTTGGGATAAGCATAAATTTTTCAATAGTTCCAAAGTCGAAGGAACATTGAGGAATCCCTGTATTACTATTCGCAGTATTACAAGCGATTATGTTTGTGTATGTTGCCATAATTTTTAATTTGTTGTTTTATAATATGATTGTGATTCAAAATATTGTCCGTCAACCGTAACTGAGTATATTACTTGAGCAGGGTTGTTTGGTTTTTCTAATAAAAGTGTTGTTGTTATTGTTGTTGTATCTTGCACAAATGGTACATAAAGATTATCGTATTGTACATTACCTCCTTCGCTTAATAATATTATCTCTTGAATATCAGGACTTGAATAGGCAAAGTTATGTACTACATCAAATGGATAATCCGTATACTCTTCTCCTGAAACTATAAAGTTTGTCAGTCTATACTTAACGTGCCTTGTATACTTAACAGCTTGATTATTCTTAACGTAGAAAGTAAAGTATAAAGTACTTGTTGTTAATCCATCGTCACAATATATATATCCTTGATAATTACCATCATCAAAACCTTCTATCCCTATATTAAATGCTTCATCTTCAACAAATATTTCGTAATCAGTAGATGTACCCAACCCTGTTGGAACATTTATCCAATAAGTTGGAGTTGGATAAAGTCCAGTATTAATGTATTGCACATTATTAAGACGCACTCCAACATAATTATCCCCTGCCGTTAATGTTATTTCGCTGATATTATTTAAGTAAGCTAACTGAACTGAAGGGCCATAGTTAAACCCAACACAACGTGATGGTATGATACCTAACTTCAATCCGCTTATAATAATTCCATCAACGCAATCAGGAAGTAAATACTTAGTATTACCTTGCGTTCCATCAACTCCTAAGTGCATATTATCAGTCTTGGTATGCTCAATGGATATGCCATAACCTAAGAAGTAAGGTGATTCAGCAATTACCGACATCAACTCAGCATATATAGGATATAGTATTGGTGTGTAATTATCTACTTCTCTGTCCTCACTCTCTTTTGTGGGTGTAGATGGAGTTACAATCACCAATGTCAATGATACTTCAACAAGATCGGTGTTAGCTTTATATTTCTCATCAAAGTTGCGTAATAATGCAACAAGAGGATACTTTTCGTGGCTAAATGAACTAACTTGAGATTCCTTAGTTAACCGTTCCATTAGCTTAATCCAAGTTTCACATTTAAATGATACTCTCGGAATTTCAAGCGTAGGTTCGTGCGTTAAGTTATATGCTACTTCACTAACAATTTCCTTCATAATTGAAGGTATAGATATAGGAAGTGAAGTATAGGTTGCTCCCATTAGATTCCGAATGTATTAATCTTTCTGAATAAGTTAACAAACTCTTCTGACCTTGCGTAATAATCATTTCCTATCCAAGATGGATATATGTCTTGATTAGCGTATAAGAATCCGTATAGCTTGATATTAAAATCAACCATCTCATTCCAAGCACTACACATTGGAATCTCAGGAGAGACACGAGTAGCGTTTTCCGCTACCGTGTTCACCTGACCAATTCCTGTTGTTTGTTGTGCGTTGTTTTTTAACAACTGATAATAAATATAATTCGCTATTGGATTTGTACCAACCGATGTAAACCCATACCATTTCTCTGTACGACCAGTCCAAACATCAGTATAGGTAGCACCATCTCTGATATTCTTGTAAATAGTCGTATTAAGTAATAAACCATTCTCAAATAAATCATATAGTTCATAACCAAGAATATATTGCAAATACTCAGGTTCATATTTAATAATGAACGCAGTAGCTTTCGCACCTTCTATGGTAGCTTGTGAACTTACATTAGGCAAATAAATATTACCTGCAAAATAATTTAATTGAGTTATTTGGCTCATTAGTTAAACGAATATAGCTTTACAGATGAAATACGAGTTACTTGTGTTCCTGTTCCTATAAATCGAACTCTAACATATAATACACGACCTCCATCATTATAGAATTGAGTAGAGTATACATATTTACCACCGCCTGGTATGCTTGTCATTGTAAATTGAGCGGCAGTTGTAACACTTGTACATTGAAGTGTGTCAGTATTTCGACCATCAGTACCTGAATTACCTACCAACTTAAACCAAGTTGTACCATCCATAGAACCTTCAAGAACTGCTTTAAAAGTTGATGTACCTGATACATTAGCAGCAGTAAATACAACTCTATAATTACCTGATACCAAACCATTTAAAGAAGCAGTTTTAAATGAACAAGCAGTTCCTGCATTCAAAATACTATCTAATGATGCAGTAGATGCCGTCATTGTCATTTGCGCTTGTGTGTTGTTGCAACTGAAGAGCGCAGCCATCAGTAATATGATTCCTAATTTTTTCATTTATTTGTTTTTTAAAGAGGCAAAACCTTTAGTAATTAAAATAGTAGCTATGTCGAATGAAACCTTGTACTCCTTATCCTTTACAAGTCCACCTAAACCTAATCCGATGATTGTTTGGTCTCCTTTTAAAATAGGAAGTTCTGCGATTGGTTGTTGTTCTTCAACGACTGGTTGTTCTTCAACGATAGGAGTATCTAATACATCCAATTCTTCTATTACTTTATTTACTTTAGATTTTGCCATTGTTATTTAATTTATGCTAATGAGATTGAAGATAAAGCTGCGATAGCTGTTGCGAAATCACCATATACGATTGTACCTATATCGTTAGCAGATGCAAACTGAACAAGACGTGCCTCAACGATAAGTGTCATCAAGTTATTGATTGGATCATCACCTGATGGAGTTAAACGGATATTTAAGTTTTCTCTGAACAATACGTTCAATGTTGTCATATCACCACCTAAGTAATAACCTGTTGTAATGGCAGGAGTAGCATATACATTCATACCTGCAATGTTCAACGTACGGTTCATACCGCCAATAGACCAATCCATATAATCTTTGTACAATGGTTCGCCTGTTGTTGATTTCAATCCGAAGATTTTGTTCAATGTATCAGGGTGAACAAAGATTGCGTTAGGTGTACCGAAAGCAAGACCTGTTTGATTTGCTACTGCATTGATAACATCAATTTCGTTAGCGTAAGGAATGCTATTAGCTAAACCACCTGCTGCAAATGAACTTGCCCATTGTGTAGCACCTTTTATTTGTGGAGTTGAACCTGTACCTGAGAATAATTGATTCTCAATAACAACACTAACACGCTTCAACATAGAGTTTTGGATAAAACTTGTCAATTGAGGCAAGTCAGCCAACATTTCCGTAGAAACTTTAGAATAAACGGCAATTTTTTCTACCTTCTGAGTTTTCTCCAAATAGAGAACAGAAATCATAGTTTTTGTTGACGCTTCAGCAATCATTACAGGAACACCATCTTCAGTAGTTTCTTCAATCCACATTGCATAACGTGTATTGATTGTGCCTGTTGTAACAGATTGTAAATACTGCTCTGGTCTGCGTCTAATAGGACTAACAATACCAGTATTTTGCATCAAGCTACCATAAGTACCTGTTGATAAGATAGTAGTAGCTTCCGTGATGTTAGTTGTAGAAACAGCACCTTTAACTTCAAACTCCAAGTCTTGACCTTTACGAAGACCGCCTTGAGAACGTACTTCTTCAAGTGTAGATGCTTGTGCTTCCAATGCTTGTTTCAAAGATTCTGCAAAGGTAGCAGGTTCTGCGTTAGGTACTAACTTACTTGCTTCGATACGGCTAATAGCCAATCCTTGCGCTTGTAATGTCTTAGCCATAGCTTTGATAGTCTCTTGCTCTTTAAGTTGTGCAAGGGCATCTTCTAAGGCTTTAGCGGTAGCTTCTTCGTTCTCCGAAGTTTGTTTAGCTAATGCTGAATCAATTTGAGACTTTACTGTTCTCATCAGGGTCTTTTCAGTTTCAGGCAAATCTTTAATGCTTTCTTCAAACTGGGCTAGTATAGCAGCGTCTTGTGCTGCCTTTTCTACTTTTGTCATTTTAAATGAATTTAATTTTTGAATAATCTTTGTTTCGTTCCGTTTGAGTGACCGTAGTCGGCTCTATAATAGTCTGAGTGACTTTAGTCGGCTCAGTATATATTCGTGTTGCATCGTTACTGCCTCCTGCAATAACCATACTTCCTTCCTTGTGTATCTTCAACTCTTCTACACCAAAGAAGTATCCTTGTTCTTTAACTACATCGGCATTGGCTATCTCGCCTATACGACTATCGTAGTACTTCTTGTTCTCTGAATACATCTTATCCGTTGAATCTATACCCATCTGCACCTTAACGTACTGCATACGGATACTATTCTCTAACTCAGGATCGGATTCAATCATATCCAATGCGGTCTTATTCGTAATCGTTGCCTTGTCTATCGCAAACACCAATGCTTCAGTCTTGCCTTGATAGTCTTTACCTACAATAGACCAATCAACAGGTTCAACCATCATCTCTACGTTCTTCTTCGATGCAATGATGCCTGATAGTGATAGGTTATGGTCGGCACAATAGTAAACCTTGCCTTGTTGTTCCTTAACCGTCTTAGTGAAACAACCATCAAAGTGAACGTCATCGTGGCTATCCATATACCTTGTAGTACTGATGATAGGATAGATATAGTTCTCCTTAGTAGCAAATCCTATGCCCTTAGTAGCTTCGTTAGTGTTGTGAGACTTACCAATCGTAGTAGACTTATCACAACCCTTGTATACGTTAGCCGTCTTAAACTCAATGATGTCCATCTCGGAATCCTTTAATGCCTTAAACAACTCCTCTTTAGAAGTGAACGTGCGTGTTGGGAAATAGTGTGACTTAATCATTTTAATATCGTTTTATGCTCCTTGAGTGCTTTGAGTTTGAGTTCCGTTAGACGTTTGATTTCCTGTAACTGCTGCTTCGTTAGTGGTTGTTCCGCTACCTTGCGCTGTTGTTGTTGTGTTGCTTGTTCCATTGCTTGTATTATTAAAGAACTCAGGGTATTCTTGTCGTATCTGCCAAGCATACATATCGCTAAACGGCTCTGCTACTTCGTGATACCCTATACTTACTAAGAATTGATTATACGTTGTACCATTGTTGTTGAACTCCAATGTTGCTGCTTCGATGTTTATCTTCCTTACCTCTGCTCTTGCCTTGATGTCATCTTGTAACGCTGCAACGTGGTCGAAACAAGTCACATACTCAACACCATTGATATCACCATACAAACACTCGTTAAACTGAGTATCCATATTCTTACTCTCAGGGATGATGAAGTTCTGATACAACGTCTTACCTGCACTTGCACCATTAGTGAACGTAGTACCCTTATCCTTACCAAACAAGTCAAACGGATAACCCATACCATCGCATAGGATGGCAGCGTTAGCGGTTCGTAACTCAACCATCTGCAACTCACTAACTGGATACATCATATGTTCCCACTTCAACGTGGCATCCGTGATGATAGTATCTTCTTGCCCATCACTTGTACCATAAGACTTGAACGCACGATGTAACTCTCTACGTTCCTTGCTGCCAATCGGTAACGTACTGATGGTATCTCTTGCTTGATTCGCTAAGATACCCAATGGTTTAGAGATGATACGACCTTCCGTCTTGTATGACTTGATAATGTTGTTAATAGGGAACTGCAACGATGATACCCTTGAGCAAGGTAGGTAACTATTATCTCTTAGAGGTGTTGTGTCCGTGAAGATATATACATCCTCCTTCTTGATGGTATACTTTACGTTATCTCTACGCAAGGTAACCGATTCAATGAGGTTGCTGATGTTATCCGTGTACATCATATTACCCTTCTTGAACTTAATCTCCGTTGAATGTGGAGGAAGTACCCATAGTGCGCTTATCTCAGTACCAAACTCATATCCTTCAGGTATGATACGCAAGACAGGACAATAACCAAATGCCATTATGTAGAACTTCAACTGCGCCCTAAACGCTTCTCCGTTCTGCAATACATTAGGATGTTCCATCAAGGTTTGCCAACGCTTATCTTGACCTTTAACCTTGTTGCGTGTTGACTTAGATAACACTTCTACGATACCATTAACATATGCGTTAGACTTGCTATGTAAGATTGCTCCGATTTGAGGACAATCCGTAACGGCTTTAATAATTTCTTGGTCTGATGATACGTTGAAGATGTTATCCGTAAGGTTCATATAGTCAGGGAAACTAAATTCGCCTGGTCTTGTACCTTCATCTAATCTTCCGTAGAACGGAGATAACCCTGTAACTGTCTTTAATGAAGAATCACCTCCAAATAATGAAGGTGCTATACTCCTAATCTTTGTTAACAAACTTGACTTAGCCAACCTTTTGGTTTGAGGTTAATTTCTATGAGTTAGTCTCATTTCCTTGCAAATATAATAAATATTTACATTAACAAATCTTTTTTTTTATACTATTGACATAATACACCAAAATATAGTTAAAATTATCATAATTATAGTAATAATTACCATCAAATCCACCTTTGGTTCATCTAAGTTATATATCATCTTTCTCGTATTTACCACCAATAGTTAACTCATTAGTTAACTCATTATACTCAAACTCCTTCACTTCACGATTACCTTCACTACTGACGTAGTAACACTTCATCTCACCATTGGGTGCTTCTTCTATTGTATACATCCGCCAAAGATACATCAAACTTCCATTAGAACCAATATCCGTGTACCTTGATGCAATATCTCATCGGATCGATTAGATGGTTATGAGCATCAATCGGCTTACCACTTGGCTTACCATCCTTGTCCACCGCCCATACATACTGCGACAACTCAGCAATCAAGTTCGGTGAGTCATTCGTAACGTGAATCTTCATACTTAATAGCTTATCTATACCTGCCTTGATACTCTTATCAGGAGATGGTCTCATATTCCTAAACCCAAGCGATGCGTTCTCATACCTCTCCCTATCTTCCTCACTCAAGTACTTGGCTATACCGAACCGCAACTCACGGATGGTATCAGGCTCGGCACAGTCAGCTACAATGAGTGTATCTTCCAACATACCCAAGTCCGATAGCTTCTTACCCAACTCTACCAACGCAAGTGGCTCATAGTTCAACTCCTTAACGTAAACGTGGTCTCCTTTAACCTTCATCCATACGATACCAGCAGGTGATGCCGTACCGAAGTCCAAACCATAGCACTCGGCATAGTCCAACTCCGCAAACTCTTCAGGTGTGATTATGTCATAGTTCTTGAATATCTGACCCTTCAAGCCTGTCGTAGAGTAACCCTTGATACTTGTCAAGTAGTGATGTAGGTTATACAAGTGCGACTCAGAGTCTCCATACGCTTCATACTGCCTAACGGTCTTATCAGGCAGGAACGTATTATCCTTGTAGTTACATTGTATCGTTACCAATCCGTGTACATCCTTCGGCACGAGCTTGAAGTACCCACTCCTTTCCGTATCTGTCAACTGAGGTTCATCCTCTTCGGTAATCGGTATAGCGTTGAAGTACCTACGCACGATCCAATGGTAGATGTCAGGTGTGTTCATAATAAAGATGATGTACGACCCACGCTTCCTGATACTATCACTAAACGTGTTGAACTTATCTTCATCCCTTATATCTTCACCCTCCTCTATACACGCTATGTCTACGTTCGACACCGACTTCATATTCGCCTTCTTATCTAACGTACTCGCCCTAAACCCCTTAGTGAACACCGCCATCTCGCCAGTCTTGTTGTTCTTGATACCATTCTCCAACCTTGAGAACTGCTTATCCAACACGGATTGCTTGTTAGCCGTATCCCATCTAAGTAGTACCTCGTTCAAGATACTCTCCTTAATGCCTTCCTTCTCATCACGCAACACTTGACAACGCTTACCCTTGATGGCTGCGGAATAGGCTATAAACTTCGACACTTCATAAGTCTTACCGCCACCACGACCACCGATACAAACTACTATCTCAGTATCTTCAGCTAACTCATACAAAGGTGCAAACTTGGGAGTTCTTTTAACTATTACGTCCATAATGCAAATATACTATATTATGTAGTTATGTTGTTATATTAGAATGTTATGTATGTGGTTATCTTATAAGACTCGTTATGTTACAAGGTACGTTACGTTATGTTATGTTATGTATGAGTGTTGTAAACATATTACGTTTTTTTATATATGTTCAAAATTTAGCACAAAAAGTAGGATAGGGGGATACCCCCACCCTCTTTTTCTTTTTACGTTGAACTTTCATTAACTAATTATTAACAATAGAGTCCCATAACATACATTATGTTAAGTAGCATTTCAGCCTATGCGTTTTATCGTGATAGTATTACTATCATTCAAGATAGTACAACCACTCCCCTACCCTATCGACCTATGCCATCACTATGTTTAAGGTAGTTTAAAATATTATATTTGATTTCCTTATAAGGGTAGGGGTATGTATTTATATATATATATTAATACATTATTCAAAGCTAATATTATCGATAACTACATTTGCGTTCACATCAACCTGA